CGCCAACGGCAGCAACATGGTTGGCATCAAGAGTGATGGCGATCTCGGTAGCGCCGAGTATTTCATCACCATCTGTGTCACCGTCTTGATAGTCCACTGTTGCTGACTTCGACAGCGCGGGCACATTCTGATCCATATAAGAATCAAAGCCCAGAAGTCGGCCTAAACTGGCCTCACGAAGAGCTGTGCCTGCATCACCACGCTTTTCAGCACTAACGAACAGCTCAGTCTTCAGCAACTCAGTCTCAGACTGAGGAGCCAGCACCAAATTACGCCCCGATGGATACGCCTTGTTGACGTTCATCTTCTCCCGGCATTCCAGAAGGAAATCCTTGGCGTTAGCATCATCCATTTCCAACAGTCGCCCGACCTTATTGCCAAGGAACTGATGAGCCTGACCAACCAGTACCCGATCAACCGACCGTGCAATTTGCATTGCGGCAGGCGTCAGATAAATATCAACCAAGTCTTGGAAAGCCTTCGAGGCTTCACCGTCCTTGATAGTGAACGACACATAAATGTGTTGATCCAGGGGGACCGTCACTAAGGTGCTGATGGCGCTTTGGTTTTCCACATCATCAGCGTCAGTTTTACGCCGTGTGGTGAACTCAGATGGACGCCGAGTGTTTACAATATCGCCAAAGTTGGCGACTTCATCGCTAAAATCCCTATGGACGAGGCGGGCCATAACCATATTCTCTTCAAGAATGGCCAGACCTTCTTGCAGTTTTGTTACTCACCTTTTAGATGGGGTAGATCATTTCTGCCTACCTCTATATGTCGCCATATAGCTCAGACTCTATCTTCATCCTGTCCTTTATATACTTCACACAACATTCGCAGTGTGAGTTGTCATAAAGTTTCTTAACTTCACCAATGGTTAAATTATAACGAGATTTAGCTTTGTGTAAACGTTGACATGCTTTACAATAGTGATAAGGTTTTCCTCTTATATTTGCAAAAGAATCGAGCGTTTTCATCTGCTCACACTCTATGCAAAATGCTTCCTCATCTGTAATAATACGCATCCAACGCGTACGTTTTTCGTTATAGTAGTAACCCTTTTGATTCCTTGTTTGAAAACTAACAGGAGTGGTGCGTATAGTCGTTGAGGGTTCCCTTTCCACGGGTCTTCCCTGCTGATTGTCTGCATCGCTCAGATTGTTACGGCTTTTTTGCTCGTACTGTCGAATACTCAGAGATTCCAGCATATAGCACCATTTATTACTTATAAATTACTCTATAAGAGGCCCAGAAGTCGAGCCCATAACTCGGGAATCAGCGCGTCATTGCTGTTTACAAAACATGCAACGACAGGATTCGCATACAGAAGGTTCATGGTTTTACTCCCATGTTATTATGCCCTTTACGTGGGCAGGTTCCGTGCTGCCCTACATAGGGCAACTATAGTTACTTTCCACCCCGTTCTTTAATTAACGAGACGATGTTCGACGCTGCCGCAGACCCAAGGCTTCCGGGTTGTCCTCACGTAGCTTACGATACTGCTCTGAAGTCAGTTTCGTAACGTCAATTCGTCCGCCTTCACCTGATGTTACACCACCAGTAGCGGCACCAGACCCAATACCACTGACAACGTTTGCACGGAAAAGGTTGCCATAATGCTCTGGCATTTCCTTCATTCGTTGCACAGCTTGTTGAGGGGTGCGTAATGTCACAATACGATCTCCGGTTTTTTCGTCAATATCCGGAAAATCAATCATTGGATTCATTTGATCTTCAATTTCGCCGCCATCCTCATCTGTCGCTGGACGCATTTGCGTCATTGGACGAAGTAGCCCGACAATTTGTGATGGGTTAAAAGATTCCGCCGCAATAGCAGCATCCTGCAATGAGCGTTCAATAACAGAATCTTTATACATCCGTTCCCACTTTATGGCAGAATCCTTGTAGCCTGTAACCTCTGTCTTAAAACGCTGTTGTTCTTGTTTACGTTCATACTCAGCTTGTTGTTCCTTTGTCCGAAACGACTTCTGCAAATCTTGCAGCTCGCTTTCAAGTTTTCCACGTTGTTCAGACGCTAAAGTCTTATCAGCAAGCATTTCTTCATAAGCGCCTTCTAACTTTCTGTATTTCTCGCCATGCTTTCGTCGATCATCAGCAAGAAACGTGTTTACATCATCCTGATTAAAATTCCGTTCCCTCGCCTGTGCAGCAGCTTCCGAAGCTTGCCTTACTTCAGCAGCTTTCCGATCAGCCTCATCACGTGCTTGCTTAGCGTCCGCTTCAGCTTGCTTTAGACGTGCGTCAGTACTAACCGAACCACTACCACCATCATCACTACCACCATCATCACCACTATCATTACCATCATCATCAAAACAAGTGAGAACAGGGAAACCATACAATAGTTCAAAATCGCGTTTCATGTTACGCTCCTTAATTAACCCTACTTAATTTGACTTCATCTGCGTCACGCAGGAAGGGCTTAATGTATCTCCAAGCTGTTGCGCTGGGGACACCGTGCATAAGATGCTCAACCTGTGCTTGACTGCGCGCGTAGGTGGTTCGCACAGACGCATACCCCTGGCTGACCACTCCAAGGTTTTCTACATCGAGGTCAGGGTCGACTCCATCCAAAAGGGCGTGGGCAATTTCCCAACATGCCATTTTAATTGGCTCTGGTACATCAACATCCTCGCCACGCGGAAACTCCAATTCCTGCGACTCCTCCGCTTCGCGGATTTCATCCTCTGTTGCATCGAGTTCGTCACCATGCTCGTCGAACAGAATGTCATAAACAGTAGCCTTATAGCCTTTGAAATTCAAAGCATCGATAATTTGTGTTGCCCTAATTAAAGCTTTAGGACGATCAGGCGCATCAGCATTATACCACGATTCTTCATGAAGCCTATTATCAAAATACTCGTTGGCTTCTGACAATGTTCCATAATAGCTATACATGATGTAATCCTTCTGCCCTGGTTAAACTTCAGCCCTTAACTAGCGAGCCATTTATAAGTTTGACCGGCCGCGCCCCCAATGACCCAAATTTTATCAGGCGAGTCAACAGCTACTTCAACAACACTGTCTCCTGCCGACGCCAATGGATAACCATTTGTTGCAGTTACATTAGCATTAGGTCCCACATAAATAGTTCCGCTGGTACATTTTACATATATGCCTTTTATAGCTTCAGTAGGTGTTGCAGTAAGTTGCTGTGCAGCCCCGGTCCCAACCGTACCAACTCCTACTTGAAATTTTGGACCACTTTGTTTAATAGGTAATGCCATTTTTATCTCCTTACTTGCCTACTCCACGCTGCGGTTTCTTAGCAGTTGCACTGAGCGTAGTATCTGTGGCTTGTTTTCGTTCTTCACTTCCTTCCCGACTAGGATCAGTCGCAAGGTCTTCTACTCCGCGAGCCGCTAGCTTCTCATCATTTTCTTGGCGTGCCGATGTTTGTGCTAATAAAATTCTAGCAGCTCTGGCGGCATGGTCTTCACGAGCTTGAAGGTATTCATCCTCTGCGAAACCTAAAGCTATTGAAGCCGTCTTCTCACTGACAAGTCCTGCTTCCTGAGATTGAATAATAACATCAGGGTCACTGGTAGTGTAGTCAGCTTTGTCAATCTCGCCGAAAATACGCTCCATTATGTCCACATTAATTTTACCACTAAGCAGCGATGTTACAATATCTTTGGAAAGTTCTTTCTTAATAGTAGTTCCAGGAACAGTAAACATTAATTCAGAAAGTTTTGAGGCTTCGTCAATACGATCACTATCAGTCTTCAAACTGTAGCGATCTGGATACTTAATTGTTGCAATTTGACGTTTTTTTTGCTGACGTTCCTCATACATAGTCCAGTGACTAGTAATTTTACGTTCCGCGCCTTCCAAAACTAGTCCAATATATGATAGACCTGCTTCAAGTCCTTGATCACTCATTTTCAAAGCTTCAGCAGAGGTGGCGCGTCGACCGACTTTATTTTGCACCGCCAAATTAACAAGCTTACGAATATCATCTTCCAATTTCTCTTGAAGCTTCAAAGATGCTTCCAAGGGTTCAGCGGATGGGTGGATAAATTCAGGTCTTTCAGCTCTTAAATCATAGATACGCCCATGTGTTGGGCCTACACTCATTTCCCGGCCCATAGCCCTTTGCCCCCCTGAAGTGGCTGTCCCATTAGGATTAGCACCATGTTTCAAATGATCACCAACAGCACGCATATCTTGCTGTTCGGTGTAAAATGGGAAATTAGCTTTTAACGCGTATGCAACATCACTGGAAGTTAAATTCAATAATGCTACTTGATGTTTACAAACATCCTTCAAAAGACTACTGCCAATGTCCAATAAGACAAATGGAATTCGACGTATTCCAAGAACCATCTCCTCTGCAACCCTTTGTTCATTACCTTCTGAATCAATTGGATTCCCTACTTGATCGTAGAACTGAACATGCACAAAACCGTCATCTTTGTCTACCCATAATAGTCTATATCGCTCATATTCCCCGCTTGGTAATTCAATAGCCGCTACATCATGACTAGTATAATCTAATCCACGGTCACGTAAGAGCAAAGCTTGAAATTCCATGGGATCTTCAGGCTTGGTACAAGCCCACGAAAGAATATCTTCTACTTTATAACGATATAGATAAGGACGTGCGCCATTCACATCAGCTAATGTTTCTCCCTGTGATTGTGGCGCGTCAATAAAGACTCCAACTTTCCCCATCATTAGCAACTCTGTTAAAATATCAATTCCAATGAAGGCATTCATGCTAGTGCCACGCATATCAACCCCGCCTAATTCCCCAGCAACAGACTTTTTATAGGTTTCACTACCATCTTTACGGATAATGTCACTCATCCGTTGAAAAATGGAATTCCGAATATCATTTACAGCAGCTTTGGCATATGTAGGGGTCGGAGTAATTTCCATGCGACTATAGTAATCTGTATCAGATTCACGCTCTGAAAACTTTTTCAAATTTTGTTCGACAAAATAATAACCACCTTCATAGCATTCACGCCACTCAGCCCAGAATCCACCATCATAAGCGATAGAAGGATGTCTTACATCAATTATTCTAAACTTGTCTTCAGCCATTATATGACTCCAAATACTCGGCAGCTTTCAAAAATTATAAGAAACGTCCGATGTTTCGACCAGTTACGATACTAGCCGCTAATGGTAATGCGATTTCAGCATAATTCAAGGCATGTGCAAAGTGATCTTCTGCACTTGTTGATAAATAGGTAGCTTTAGGATTGTTATTCTCATCCCTCTCATATGTACGAACAAGATTTTTCATATGGTCACGAAACTCAAAACTAACATCCATAGGCAATTGAATTCGGTCACTATGAAAACGTCCTAGTGTCGCATCTAACCAATTAGTGCGATCACAGGTTGCAATGGGTGCGCCGTCTTCTTCTTCAGTTATCGAGATTTCTTTTCCAGTTTGGCCCCGTCTATAACGACACAGATGAACATACCCATGAAAACGTCTTGCAAATCGCCGGGCATCGTTTATTTGAGGATCAGCATCAATAACACATCCCATTATCTGCCACTCTCGCATTAACCTATCAAGTTCCTCAAAATTGTCTCCAGGTACCTTACCCTCCCATAATAACTTGGCAAATGATGCCGCATTTATATCATACCCATACTCATTACAAAAGTATTCAACTACGACTACATGATTCAATTTACCTTGATCTACTCCCAGAGTAATAATTCTGTCACCACCAACTGTAGGTCGGGTACCTATATCTTTTTTAGAGTAATTTGCTATAGAGGTTTCTAGTTCCACTTCTGTTACTTGCCCGCCGTCAGGAATAAATGGTACACCAATTTTAGAGTTATGAAACTCACATTGAGCTGCTTCATCACCTAATCCGCGAAAATGGGCTAATACAATATCTTTTGGTGTAACAGTGTACGAATATAGTTGATTGATATACCAGGAGCGATGACTTCCATCAGTATCAGCCGTGGGTTCCCATACCCCTTGTGCTAGCCAGTCAGGCTTATCTTTGTGCTCTAATTTATGCTTACATTCTTTACACTTTATGAAACTTTCCTTTATCCGGGGGTCAGTTATAGTGTCTCCAACAACCTCCAGACAGTCAGGCCAGATTAATTCAGTTTGTCGACTACAGTGTGGGCATTTGAATATGTAATGCTCTTGTGATCCTTGCATAAACAGCTTATGAATCCCATATTTTGGTACTGTCGGTGTCGAAATTACCCAGACAGATTTTTCTAATTTTCCCGATAAACGCTCTAGGGCTAACCAAATTTGCTTCTGATCCATTTCATCTAATTCATCAAGGATCAAAGTTGAAACTGGGATTCCTTTCAAATTTGAATCGCCACGACTACCTCTAATATATAAAGTTATGCCGCCTGCTTGTTTCAGAGCAATTGTGTTAGTGTCTGTAAAAATTTGCTTCAAATAAGGGCTATAGAGTAAAGCTACGTTGAAACGACCTTTTGCAAAATCACCTGCATTCTTTTCAGTTGGAAGAACGTATAGAACATCCTTTTTACATACATCAATCTTGTAAAATGCTATATTAATAGCAACTTCCGTGATGCCCATTTGAGCAGCTTTCATCGCTGTATTGAAATCAGCTTGAGAGTCATGGATAGCTCTGACCCATGGATGATATTTGAATCCGAATGGGCCTGGAAAATCACCACCCATTATACGGCGATGAGTCGCCCAACGAGAGCATTTACCCAGCGTACGACTTTTCAATCCTTCGGCAATTGACTGTCGAAGTTCTGTCAAAAGTTCACTACTCATTCATCCTCATCCGTCTCAATGTCTTCATTGAACTGAGGCGATGCCTCTGATCCAGCTCGTAACACTTCAACTGCTACTTCTGACTGTACCACTACTTCTTCTTCTACTGTCTCTTCCAATTCTAGTTCCAGCTCTGGCTCGGGGGCACCTTGCACTAGTTGATTAAACAATTCCTCATCATACTCCTGCCAGTAATCATCCAGCCACATTTTTGATGCGCCGGGATTATTAGCTGAATCACGCCCAACGACCGCAACAACACGAATATTTTCTTTTTCTCCTGGAATGTAGAGTGTCTCAGCCTCAGCCTCACCAGTTCGGCCCATCACTTTACCATCAGTAAAAACTACTCTCGCAGAATAAGTTGGATAATGACGAAATGGATTTTTAAGTAACATTCTTCTCTCCTGTTTGTTATTTAGCGAGGTGGCCCAAACGCCCCCGCTCTCTGAGGCGGGCTTTCGACCGTTTAATCTGACTCTTCGCTCTCTGATTGAGGCAACGGCTCAACAAATACCATTAATGTGAGGAGGAGCTTCAAAATTGCAGGCCAGTTTTCAAGGAACCATTGCCAAATTTCTGCTAATTTGTTTCGCCAGTCTGCACCAGTTTTAATAGTCCAGGGAGCGCCGGGCACTCTACTTTCTATGGCCGCCTTCCACCTTACTACGGTGTCTGGATCACGAGAACCGGCTACAATTTTCTGGTACGTATCGCGGTCAATTTTACCATGACGCCGTTGACGTCGCGCAACACGTCGAACTTTTCGCCCAAAATTAAACATCATTCCGACCCCTTAGTAAATATCATAGTTATCAGGTGCTCTCTCTTCTTTCTCTTTCTCTTCCTCTTCAGTATTCTTCTTCAAGACTTTCCTGATCTGTGCTTCCACTTTCTTTTTAGTCTTCTTACTAACCCCGATAACCCTCTTAACTTCTTCACCATCTTCATAGATGATAGCTACTGGAATCCCTGCAATCTTAGCCTCTTTTGCTTCCTGCCTGTATGCATCAAAATCGATGTAAAATACATCAAAGCCTTCTGCTTTTAACCTGTCCCCAATAGTTTTCATAAGGGGGCACTTAGGGCACCATTTTGCTGTCCAAATGAGTAAATAATTTGCAGGGTAATTTACTTTCTTTTTTTGCTGCGGCGCTGCCGCCTCTTTTGCGCTTGTGTAAGGGGTTTGGCATCTGACTGTTTGACTATTAACGAGGGATAATCCTGTACATCCAAATATTTGTCTGCCAGGTCTGTCGCTTCGTTTATCTTGGTGACCCAGTCTATAGGCTTCCCCCGTCTCATTGCCAAGCCGATTGACCTTAATAGACGTATAAAACGACGCCATAATAAAAACAATCGCATAGCTTACTCCTAACATAGTAACAACTGTTCGTTTCATCGTATCACCAAATTGTATAGTCGGGAATATCAATTCGCGGGTAGCCAACATAACCACTCAACGCTATACTATCCCCTTGTTTTAATGCTCGCTCAACATCCTTTGGTGATGCCCAAAAACTCCCCTCTGGCTGCTCGTAACGAGTGGGACCACCAATCCAATCTTTACCCCATGAATTTTGAATTAAAGCACCAGGCTTATCAGAACTATCATCAATACCCAAGATTACCATAGCATGGTACCAAGGGCGACGTGAACGATGAAGAAATCCATCCTTATCACGTTTTCTGCTATGCCGGGTGCAGTAACCTATATTACTGCATAATGCTACTGGGTAACCATTAGCAACAGCATCCCGGCACTCTTCCCAGGTACGAACAATTGAACAAGTTTTTACTGGGTGTTCACGGCAAAGAGATTCCAGATCATCAGGCACACCTTCTCTACCAAGGATTCGTGCCTTTTTACCGCTGTAAGTGGTGTAATCATATTTTCCATCCAAGTAAGATTGTCGAAGTAAGACACCCCAATTTTTAATAAATATAGACGCATTAATTCCAGAAGCTCCGTCACCTCTAATAGCTCTTAGGCCAGCTTCAACACGTGCGCCTGCATAAATAATCTCTATGGCACATTTTGCAACCCATCGTTCAGGTCGATTGTGCATGGCTATTCGCACAGCCGTTAACACATCAATACCGAGCCCAAAAGCATGTCCTGTGCAGTCGCCAATTTGCTGGGAGTGCGAAACTAAGGGACCTCCAGTAATCTCCTCGAAAAATTTATAAGGTAAAACTACTCTGCCACTACCTGTGCCTTTGATTGCAGTATTTTGCTGACTCAAAAATGGGTGTGCTTGAGTTCTGATAAAGTTAGAACTCGCGCGGGAATCAGCAACCCAGCCACCATAAAGTGGCTGAATTGTGTTCTCGTTTAAGTCTAAAGGCACACCATAACTAAAACGACTCAAATTTAGCTGGCTGCCCAGCCAAAGGCCTCCTGATGCTTCAAGAATACGTCTTAGCATTTCACGTCGATGCATTTCCATACCACCTCTCGTCAATTAAATAAAGCTACATAAAGTCGTAGGCCTTGTGCAATATCTGACCATAGATCACGGTGCTGATCTGGAGTAGATAGCTTTCCTTCCGTGGCCAAATTTTTCATAGCTGCTTGAAGTTCTCGTAATACAGGCAGCCATTTAGGGAGTGCTTCACCTAATGCTCGGCGATTAACCTCCGCAGTTGCGCCTGTAATTTCAATAGCCGTTTGCAGATCGCCAGCGGAAATTTGTGCAGCAATGCTCTCAAAACTTTCAGCTAATTTCACAGCCTCTTCCTTCTTGCCTTTGTTGATCGAGCACCAATAGACTGTCCATTGACTTAAATTATTTGTAGTTGGCTTATTTATGTCAGGATACTCATCATCAGAATCAACAGGCTTGACAGGCTTGATAGGCTTAACAGTATCATTAGAGTCAACGGAGCCCTTAATCACAACAATATGAGTCGTAACATCAACTGAGCCATCATAAGCACAGGCTACAATAAACATATGGCTGCCAGACTTACGGGGGCTGAATACTGCGCTTTGCCCATTATTATAGATTTCAAAATCCACTGTCTCAGGCACCGTGAGCCACTTAAATGACTCGGCTGTACTTCCTAACAAGTCAAATCGAATAAGTTCACCAATCTCAGCAGTCTCTTGAGCGACGATCACAATTTGAGCAGTTGGGTCAATTTGAGGATCGTCCCCTTCTTGACCCCAGACTTGAAGTCCACTTAGATCATAAGCAGTGATAGCAGCCTGTGGTTGTGTATCTTGCCGTGAGTTTATATAGGAATTGCCTGCCAGGCCGATACCTATTGAAACTGCAAGCAGGAATGCTATAATTTGAAGTTTCTTCAACATTTTGTTTCCCTCAGAAAATTCGTGCTCTCGCTGACCGACCCGGCCAACGAATCTGCATATTAACAAAACAATCTTCGCAAATATGGGCACCGGCGTATTTTACAATGCCTCCACACATGCAAATTATTACCTCAACTTCTTCAGCTTCTTCAGCTTCTTCAGCTTCTTCAGCTTCTTCAGCTTCTTCAACTTCTTCAACTTCTTCAACTTCTTCAACTTCTTCAATCACTTCCCTGGAGCGATCAGGCGCGGGGACGCCTGATTGCTCTTTTCTACGCCTCATACGGCGGTGTCTTATTGCTCGTCTTGAGCGTAATGGCATTGAAATTACCAGTTAAAGATTCTCTCACAGCGGCGCGAGCTATTCTAATTGCCCCGGCGGCTCTTTTGTCTTTGATTCATCTTATCTTTCCTTTGAAAGTTTCGCCCCTATCAAATGGTTAACTTCGTGCAATACGTGTTAAGGTTTTTGCTAATGAGCAACGTTTTTGAGCCAACGGCGACAATTTATTCTTTGGCTGAGCACAAAAGCCTCGCCAAGTGTCAAAGCCAGCTTGCTTTGCCATATTAGTTAATGCACCTTCCTTAATGTCTGCTTTCGTAATCCATTTCTTTCTTTTCTTCGCCATAATCACACCCTATAACTTAATTCGTGTAAGAATCTTCACACTAAGTATATCTGTGGCAATAGCTACACCTATTGGTACAACATACTGGCCAGTTGCTGATGGGGGTGTATTAGTTAAATCTCCCGCTGTTGTAGGGCTCAGCCAAAGTTGTTCACCAATCGTGAGTGACCAAGTACTGTGGATTAGTTCACCCAGTAAAATAATATTGACAGAAGCATCTGCGTTAACGGCGGTAGCCACTAAGCCCAGGGCTACACTTGTTAAATCTGCGTTGGCTTTCGCTTTCCAAACTTTCCCGTCAACCTTCATGTATATAATATCACCTTTAGCTAATGCCTCACCCGATGTTGCAATCAACGATGCAACGCCACCATTACTAGCAATCATAATACTACCAGCAGGATAGGTGATAGTAATATTAATGCCTTCAACTAATGTTTTATACTCTAAACCTGTTTGGTCACTCTTTACACTAAGTACTGAATTTGCTGCGCCCGGGTTTTGCAATAATTCTAGCTCTGCAACAATATCTTTGAGTAATTCTTCCAGCGCTAGAATTTCAGATGAATGACGACCAGTAATTTCACCATCAGCTCGTTTGAATATATTGGTATTCGGTCGAGTACGAGGTGTTGTTCCATCCCACTGTTGCCCCTCTCCAAATTCTGGTGTCGGCAATGGCATTACTTATTCTCCGAATTTCTTTATACCAAGAGCTAATGCCATAGCACCTATCTGTTCTTCTGCCCTATCTAATCTCGTTCCCCAACGCTCTTCACTTATACGCTGCCAATGAGCAACTCGATTCTCAAGTGATGCGATTTTCTGATCTGTATTTTCAGCATGGTTATCAATGCGTTTGTTCAAATTCAAAAGTTGTCGCTGGAGAAAACGTACAGTTTGAAGCACTTCTGATGCATGAACATAAATGCTCCGTAATTTCTCCATGCCTATCCTTAGCTCATCTACGTGAGCCTTTACATCGTCAGGCACAGTGAGCTTGCTAATGGATTCCTGGACAGACTCTAACTGCTTCTGACATGCCTTTATATCTTCTACAAGATTAGGCATATTATCGGCATTAGCCGCAAGACTTACCACAAACTGCTGAGTAGCTTTCAGCTCTGCTGTGATAGTTCTCCAATCATGCCCGTCTGGTCTCTTACGGACTGATGGGTCATCTCGTGTTTCTGAGGTGCCGTCCCAAATTTTCATAATATATCTCCTGCGGGGCTGTGAAGCCCCGCAGATAAGGTTTGTTTAGCCAAGCGACTTCCCTGTAACAAATCGCAACAGAACATTCAAGCCGCCTTGAAACACGACCAGCGCCGCAATTGCAGAAGGATAATCCTGAATGACTGAGTTGCCCACCACATAACCGAGTGTACCAACCAATACTGTAATAGCATTGACCCACACTGTCTTACTTTGATACCATTTCTTCATCTTTCTTCTCCTCATAAATTTGTGAACTCGTAACTTGCTTATAAGAGTCTCTCAAGACCCATAGCTGTCATCAATGACCCATATAAAGCATCCGTATTATCTTCTATGGTGGCCTGCCTTGCTAGAGCTTGTAAAGTTTTCTCACCAGGCATAAAGGGATTTGACTCCCTTGTTGAAGTTGCTACAATACCAGAAACAGTCCCTTGCGGAGGGGGCGGTGAATCAATTACACCCATTACATTTAGTACTGCCATTGCTGTACGGTCTGATTGTCCATTGGTTGTTGTTGAAACAGTGCCAACAGTTCCACCACCACCGAGATCAATATCAGTGATTACAACAGCATCATGATTTAATGCGTCCACAGAAGTACCACTATACGTTAAAGTAGCAGGATTAGCTGTTAAGTCACCTGTTAAGGTTACTCCAATATCACCGCTACCCCAGCCAGCTACAGTCCCAGACGCAGCAGTGTCAATTGCTGACTCAATGGTAGCTCCGCTAGCATCGTATGCAATGTTTGCCGTTGTGAATGTAGTCCCATCTTGCAAACTAAATGCAAGCGTGAAATTACCGCTTGTAACTGATCCAGCATAGACACCAATTAATTGAATTTCGTCTGCTTCAGCATAATCACTTGGATAAGGGGTGTCTCCTTGCTTAGTTAAAAATCTCTTAATTTGCATTGTAATAATACGATCAGTCCCAATACTAATCTCATCAGGTCCGCCAGCATCCCATGATTCAGCGTTTGCTAAAAGGTCTGTATAGATGCCCATATAAATACTCCTCTATATTCTATTGATAATTTTAACTGATTTTATGTGTCGTTAAAAATTTCTACCCTTGCATTGGGAGTATTTATCCCAAGGCCAGGTTTGTATGAACAGTTGAATCATGAATCCCCGTTACTTGTCTTTGTCTTGGTTCTGTTGACCGGCGATGGAAACTACTACTCGTTCGGAGATTCGGTCAACGATTTCTTCGTAGCCTTCAATGCCTTGTAGCTCGTCTGCCAAGATACTAACTATCTCCTGACCTAACGTAAAAATGGAAGCCTTACTTAACAAAGTGCCAAGTGAAACTTCCATTCGGTGACAGCTACTAACTAGCTTTTCGATTGTTTGCAGATATGTGTTTACATTAGAAAAGGCAGCGAGCATTGCTCCACGGTCGCCGTCTTCGATGAGATCCAGCCGCGTCTCCACCATCACTCTTGCCAGGTGAATCTCTTCGCGCAGACTACGAACCTCTTCCACTGAAGCTTGTCGATTGAGTCTTGTTTGTAATTCTGGATTGCTGAGCAAATAATGCTGCACGCGTTTCTTATGTGCGTCGGCTTTGGATACCTTGGCGTGGACTATGCAAAAATCAGACCCCTCAATTGAGAGACGGGTACATTGGCCTTCAGCAAGCACGGATTGGCATCGTTGCGGGTCAGCAGGGTCGCACTTCATAAGTATTCCTTAGACATTAATATATTTGGCTCGCGGACTCTTGAACTCTTATTTAGATGTAGAAGGCCTCATACCTATTAATTGTCTCACTCCTTTTATTTCGCATCCAACAAAACTCCTATCTTTTGTGGCCAGGAACAGTGTCAGTTGTGCATTAAGCCGCCTGCTATATGACTGCTCGTTGCGAATATAGAAAATCAACGAATCTGTCTCTGGCTCATAAAACGGCGCGGGACAGAATTCAGCAATCTTAGCAGTTTTGAGGTATTTGGCTAAACCGTTTAATCCTGTGACCATAATCGCCTCGAAAGCTGTCAATGGAAAATAGGTGTAAGAGGCCTCATACCTATTAATTGTGCCAAACGACCCTAAACGAACCTAAAATCCGGAATAATCGTTAAAATAAACAAAATAGTTACAACCCGATCAATTCGACGCGTTGATAATAATAAGCCGTTTACCACTACTTTTAAGTTCGTTTACGGTTTGACTCCTTTCTTCTGACTCCTCTGTATGGGAGGTTGCAGATCAGCGCATAAAAAAAGCCTGACGAATCAGGCTTTATTGAACAAATTGAATTGGATTAGCAGGAGTTACTGAGGCTTGTGGTGTTCATAGTGCGCGGATCTCTGTTCGCTGGTCATAGGCTACCAATGCTTTACGTACTGTGGCCGGTATAAATGAGTGCTCCATGAGTTGGCTGGATACTTGAAACACTGCGTCAAAAACCGATGTGCCAGCACGCATAATGTATGGATAGTATCGTAGCTGAACGACACAACGTCCCTCACTAATGGTAAGGGTGACCGTGCCGCCTTTTGCCAAGGCATTAAGTAGCTCTTGCTCTCTCATAGGATTCCTGTCTGCTAGGTTTTGATATAAGTGTCTAAATATGGGTCAGACGAGTAGCAGGTGTAGTTGCAGCATGCTCAACACTCCAGCCTGCAACTAGACGCTTCTTGAATCGGAGGGGTGATACCGCACATCTCGGATCTCGGCTTATTGCGGCTTGCGAAATAAACTCCTTAGCCCAGCAAACTGTTTTGATTCCAGCTTTATCTTGGACACGATAGGCCAGTGTTGTCGTAGCCTCTTCGACGGACATACCTAGCTTTAGTCGCTCCCGCACAGTCTTTGCATTTACTACGCAGCGTGAGTCACGACTGACTGCCTCGACGGATGGGAACATTTCGCCCCAAGCCTCTACAGCTTTTCCCTCTTTTATTCCTCGTAGCAGTGTGTATTCGCTAATACTCCCACGGCCTATTCACAAATTGCAAAGAGGGCCTGTTCCGTTCGCTCTTGTCCCTACCAGGCGAATTAAATCAGATTCAATATTATATGCCATCTCCTCGGTGAGATTCTCTTTGATAATAAAGACAAGAGGCTCGACGCCTTCATCAAGCATTTTACGCAACTTACGGTAGAAGAATGAATCGCGTATCTTATAATAGGAGGGCGGTTTCAAATGCCTGAATACTCTGTCGCCGTGTCCTTTTCCAATATAGAACGGCTCGTTAGTGCCTGGATCAATGTAGGTATAGATATAAAAGCCTGCTGGTGTATTTGTCATAGAATCCTCCTATTTAACTATATCACATAGAATGCCATTTGTCAAGTAAAACCCGCAGGCTACCCTCGGATTGGGTTACGCGTCAACTCGCAACCTGCCCTGAGTCATCGGGCAGAGGTATTTTTACCTGAAAAATATGAGAATGGCAGCTTGCAGGTTGCGGGTTAGACTCCCGAGCGTATGAGGCGATTTAACCCCTCCCGCCCGCAGGCTGCTCGGATTGCGCGACGCGTCACTGGTACTTTTAAAGGGTAACTAGACCCTCAATAGGGCCAAGGATTACCCATACCCCCCAGAGGGGGGCCACCCGAAGTATTCAACCCTCCCCATTGGAACAACCCGCAACCTACAACTTACCATTACTATCACTACAGGTATCAACTGTATATCATCCATACTATCTATACCACTACTACTACCACTACTATCCACACTATCAACCCTACCAATACAATCTACCATGTCACATCACAATGATTACAACAACTATGACAATCATGACAGTTGTGCCAACTGTCATGATTGTTGTAGCTGCGGTTCTTGCGGGTGGTGCTGACTGTCACAGTCAGTACGACTGTCACAGTCGTACTGATTGTCACGATTACTGCAACCATGACTACTGTACAGATACTACTGTCTGTACGGTGCTTGCGGGTAGCATCAACAGGGTGGATTGTCGGGGTCAAGAGGCGAAAGCGCCTATAGGCCTATGCCGGGCCCAGTTCTCGGCAGAGTCATAATAAGCGCTATAGGCCCCATACCCCTCCTGACCCCGATAAGAGTTACAACCTGCAAGAACCATAGAATCGGATGGGGTTATGGTCATGGGGGTTGTAGAGATGGTACCTAAAGTATTAGTATACAGTAGGTTGCGGGTTGAAGAAAGTTTGCGGGTTGCAATAGGCCTAACTGGCGTGCGGCGTTGCGCTCTAATAACGGTATTAGGGGACATGAACGGGCGTCCACTAATTATCACAATCAGAATCATCAATAGGATAGTGACAATTAATAAAATCAGCAAAGTTAACAGAAATAACTCTATTGTTAACTCCAGAAATATCGCTATAGTCAGTACTTACGTCAATATAAGCTTAATAGTTAACAGTTAACAAATAAAATGACTATACTAAAGAAAGAAGTTCTATCAGTTATACTATATGGGTAGGTAGACTAACTCTTAACTCCTGACCTGATTATGCTGTAAACGCTGCTTACCACAGTGGTTACGGTATTTCGGCAGAGTTATTAGGAGTTAACTGGAGTTAACTATCCTGCCGATTCCAGGGTTCTTACGGTATATACTCCTCTAATGAGCCACCCGCAACCCGCAACAAGCAGTAGACTGTATACCTCTGTGGCAGTAGACTGTATACCTCTGTGGCAGTAGACTGTATACCTCTGTGGCAGTAGACTGTATACCTCTGTGGCAGTATACTGTATACCTCTATAGCAGTAGACTGTATACCTCTGTGGCAGTATACTGTATACCTCTATAGCAGTAGAGGTATACAGTATACTGCTACAGTGGTAGTACGTACACTATCTATATCAATTGTGCAAATTGACTTGACAAGTAGGGTTCTATGATATATGACTCATCTGACGATTGCACTGCTTGGGTATATAGTAGCTTG